ACCTGTTCGCGGCGTAGCCATGGAATCCAAAGGCAAGACCGCTTTGCCGGATACCTTTGAGGTCACGCAGGAAATGCGGACCTGGGCGAAGTTCAACGCAGCGGGCGTGAACGTGGACGCGGTAACAGCTGAGTTCGTCGACTACTGCCGGGCGCGTGACTGGCGCATGAAGGATTGGCAGGCAACGTGGCGCAACTGGGTACGGAAGTCGGTGAAGTCGATCGCGGGGCGCAGCTTCCACGCGGCTCCGGCCACACCTGTTGCTGCACCACCGGCAAAGCCCGTGGCGCCAAAGACATTCCCGCAGGCGTGCCCGCACCGCGCCACGCTGAACCTTTCGATGCTAGCCGTGGTGCTGGCCTTGGGTGGGCGCGTGCCGCTGGACAACCTGCGGAACGCCGTGCGTGAGCGGAACCGGCTGGCCGACGAGCTGCGGTCCATGTACGGGACCGGGGAAGTGCCGGCCGAGGAATGGGCGGACCTGCGGCCCGGGTATCGGCGGCGGTTCCACGACGTACTGACGGGAGCCGCGTAATGGACTGGACCCGCAAGGACAAGCACTACCTGGAATCCAGCGACGGCCGCTACACCATCGCGAAATTCATGACCGACGAGACCCCGCGGTACGGCCTGTGGCTGCGGCCGGACCCGAAGACGAGCGTGCTGCTGGGGTTTTTCGACAGCGCGGACGAGGCGAAGCAGAAAGCGGAGGAAGCGAGCACATGAGGGCTTTGGTTTGCGGTGGCCGCGACTTCGCCAAACGGGAGTGGATCGAAGAAATTCTTTCCCGCGAACAGCCATCCGTAATCATCGAGGGTGGGGCGCGGGGGGCTGACCAGATGGCCCGCGAATGGGGGTGGAGGCATGGGATTCCCGTCCTCACGTTTGTTGCGGACTGGGAAACCTATGGGCGTGCCGCCGGCCCGATCCGCAACCAACGGATGATCGACCAAGGCGAGCCGGACGTGGTGATCGCATTCCCGGGCGGCCGTGGCACCGCCGACATGATCGAGCGTGCGCTGAGGGCCGGAATCAAGGTCCACACGGTCTTGGAGATCAGCGCCAATGGGTGACTGGGACGAGGTAGAGGCCGCCGCCCTCGCGGTGATCGTCTGCGGCGTGCTGGCGCTGGCGTCGCTGGCGCTGGGGCTGATCGTGAAGGGGCTGGCATGAAGCACTACCTGCGGAACGTGTGGGCGTGGCTGCGCGGCTTTGCGTGGCTGTGGGACGAGGATCGCGTCGGCGGCTGGAAACGCGGCTGGGGGCCGTGGAAGTTCCTGCCCGTGTACGCGCTCAACGTCGGGTCGCACGTCGTGTTGTCGGGCGGGGCGGTGACGACGTGGAGCCGGGCGTTCTACGACTGGCGGCAGTCGGGGAGCGCGTGGGGCAAGCGCATGGATCGCTGGGTGCAGGCGGTCTTGGGCGACGACCACGGAAAAAATTCCGGCCCTGTCCTGTGGGGCACGACGCCGTGCGACTGGCGCGTGCGGGTGGCGGCGGCCCTCGCGTGGGCGGTGGTGCTGCTGTGAGACATGCCGCCCGCCGCGACCGACTGGAACCCGCCGTGATTGCCACGCTGGACGCGCTGCAAGTCCCGTGGCGTGCGGTGTCGTGTCCTGCGCTGGGTGACCTTGAAGTGATCGCTGGCGGTCGCCCGTGGCTGATCGAGGTCAAGAGCGGAAATGCCCCGTACTCGCAAGCCCAGCGGCAGCGCCGGCAGTGGCTACGGGATCACGGGGTGGACGTGGAACTGCACTGCCCGACGTGGCGCAGCGTCGAAGATGTTTTTTCGTGGGTGAGTCGATGACCTTTCTGCACCAGCACGCCGAGGACCGGGCGAAGGGCAAGGACCGCCGCAAACGGCCCACGCCGCCCCCGCTGAACAGCCCCCGCGTCCTGCCTGCGGGCATGACTGTCCGCGACCTCATGGCCGTCTGCGCCACGGTGGGCGTGACCCGTCGGGCGTACTACCACCGCCGCAAGCTGGGGCTGACGCACACGGAAGCCCTGAGCGTCCCCGCCAAGCACGGCGTCCGGTTGCGTGACCGCATCCCGGGCGTCAACCACAACGTCATCAACGCCGCACTGAGGGCCTGGAAATGACCGACAAGCCGCGCCGTGGCCGCCCGCCGAAGTACGGGCAGGAATCCCTTGAGGTCCAGCTAGAGCGCATCGGCTACAGCATGGGCGCCTACCGCAACCGCCGGAAGCAGGGCATGACCCACGAGCAGGCCATTGCCGACCTGCTGGGGGCTGACGTGCCGAGCGCGCCATGAAGCGGACGACGGAGGAGTGGGCCGACCTGCTGGATATGCTGGCCTTTGAGTCGGCGGACGTGACCATTGACCGCGAGGCTGCCCGCGATCTGTCGACGCTGCTGCGGGCGACGTTGGCGGAGCGGTTGGAGTACGAACTGGCCGTCGGCTATGAGCCAAAGTCCCTGTCTGAGGCAATCCAAGCCCGCCGCTACGCCGAGGGCCAGCCCTGATGTGCGCCGTAGCCGCTATCGCAATTCTGCTATGGCTCGCCGCGATGGCGTGGGCGGTGACCCGTGGGTGAGGTCGAGCAGTTCCCCGACAGCGTTTCCGACGACCTGCTGAGGCGGGCGAAAAAAATCCCGTGGGCCACGCTGGTGGTCCTCGGCCAGACGAAGGAAGGCACGTTCACGATGGCAGCCGCAACGCACGACAACGCGGAAACGACGTGGCTGCTGGCACTGGCACACCAACGGATCATGCGCAAAAGCGAGGGCAAGGAATGACACGGAATCCACTGGACAGCGGCGAGCAGTTTTTTTTCACGCTGCGCCACCCGCGCCCGCTGTTTCGCGCCGGCAAGGACGGCCCGGTCTACAAGGTTCAGTTTGAAATGACCCCCGAGGAATGGCAGTGGTTCGTGGACGCCAACACCACGGGCATGGTCATCGAGTGCGCCGGCATCGTCGCGCACAACAACACTGGCGCAGGGTCGGGTAACTCCCCCGGTTCCCTGCCCCCCTCAGGGTCGTCCGCGTAAGCCCCGGACGGCCCGGCCCTGCGACAAGTGAACCTTCGGACCTACGCCGCTGGAAAGCCCTGTGTGCTGTGCAACACCGGCCAGCCCGACGAAACCACCGTGCTGGCCCACATCAGCGTCGGCGGCAATCACGGCATGGGCAAGAAAGCCCCCGACCTGCACGGCGTCTGGCTGTGTTCGGGGCACCACGCCTGGTTCGACGGCCCCGGTCGCGCAGACTGGAAAACCAAACTGATCGCGCTCACGCGCCAACTGGACTGGTACGCCAAGGAAGGAATCATCCATGTCGGCTAGCTGGTGGATCATGAACCAAAGCCGGAACCTCAAGACCCTGGCATCGCCGATGCGGTTGCTGGGCTTCGACTTGGACGACGATTGCCGGTTTGCGAGGGCGCGTATACGGTCATGCCGTAACGCTCGCCGGCTGGGCGCCGGTACGCGGGTGCAGATCGTGGGTGACCAGCGCCGATACTGCGGCGTCATCGAGCGCGGCAGCAGTCAGGACGGCGAATACACGATGGTGGTGCGTCTCAGTGGCGCCTGAATGAGAACCCAAGCCCAGAAGGAGGCTAACCGCCTTTACATGGCTGGTTATCGGTCCTCTCGCACGCCAGAGCAGCGCGCCGCCTATCTCGCCTATCTTCGCGAATATAGGCGGACCAACCGGGATGCGCTGTTGGCGCGGAAGAAAGCCGCCTATGAGGCCAACCGCGAATCGCGCCTGAAAAGCATGACCGAGTACCGGAAGAATATGGATCGGGGCGCCCGGCGGGCGTATATGCGCGAGTGGGATGCCAATCGTCGTCGCGATCCCGTCGCGGGGCTTGCCGTCCTGCTTCGTCGTCGCCTGTACATGGCAATCAAGAACGGACAAAAGGGCGGCAGTGCCATTGCCCTGCTTGGCTGCTCGATCCCAGCACTGAAGGCCCATCTGGAATCACTGTTCCAGCCCGGCATGAGTTGGGAGAATCGAGGCCGAAAGGGCTGGCACATTGACCACATAAGGCCGCTGTCAGCATTTGATCTGACCGACCCAGAACAGTGTCGGGCTGCCTGCCACTACACCAACCTCCAGCCTTTATGGGCGCTGGACAACCAGCGGAAAAGCGCCCGACCTTCCAGCAGAAAAGTGGCCGATACTGATGGCTGCGCCTAAAGGAACCCGCCCTCCCGCCGCCGGCAAGGGGAGGCCAAAGGGTGCAAAGAACAAGCTGACGGCTGACGTGAAGGCCGCCATTCTCGCGGCGTTCGATGAGCTGGGTGGCGTGGCGTACTTGGTCCAGCAGGGCCGCGATAACCCGCAGGCATTTTTGTCCCTGTTGTCCAAGGTGCTTCCGAAGGATGTCAGCGTGTCCGTTGTTACGGATTATGCGGATCTGGTGCTGGAGGCCGCCCGTCGGCGGACTGCCCAATCGGCCCTCACGATCAACTAGCTCAGGCGGAAATTGACCGGTGGTGGAATGACCCGGTTGCATTTGTCAGGGAACAGTTCGGAGTTGAGCCGGACCCCTGGCAGATAGAGGTTCTGCGCGCTTTCCCCACCAGCCCGCGTGTTGCTATGCGCGCCTGCAAGGGGCCCGGCAAGACGGCGGTTGAGGCGTGGCTGGCGTGGAACTTCTTGGCTACCCGCCCGCAGCCCAAAGTGGCCGCCACGTCCATAACGGCCGAGAACCTCGCCGACAACCTGTGGACTGAGATGGCGTTTTGGCAGGGGAAAAGCCCGCTCCTGAAGGCTGCGTTTACTTGGACTAAAACCCGCATCGAGTCGAAGAAATATCCCGAGACGTGGTGGATGTCGGCCCGGACGTGGCCGAAGGGCGCGGACCCCACACAGCAGGCCAACACCCTCGCGGGGCTACACGCCGACTATCTGCTGTTCCTGCTCGATGAGTCCGGCGGAATCCCTGATAGCGTGATGGTCGCAGCCGAGGCGGGTCTGTCGTCCTGCAAAGAGGGCCACATAGTCCAGGCTGGGAATCCCACGCATTTGTCGGGGCCTCTTTATCGGGCGTGCGTAGCTGATCGTCACAAGTGGTTTGTTGTCGAGATCACGGGCGACCCCGACGCGCCGAACCGATCGCCCCGCGTGAGCCCCGAATGGGCGCGTGACCAGATCAAGACCTACGGCCGGGACAACCCGTGGGTGCTGGTCAACGTGTTCGGCCAGTTCCCGCCGTCCTCGCTCAACAGCCTCATTGGCCCCGACGAGGTGCGGCAGGCCATGACGCGGGAGCGGCGCCCGGAGGACTACCAGAACCTCGCCAAGGTGCTGGGCGTGGACGTGGCGCGGTTCGGGGACGACGCCAGCGTGATCTTTCCGCGTCAGGGGCTACAGGCATTCCAGCCCGTGGCCCTGCGCAACGTGGACAGCGTGCAGGGGGCGGCCCGGGTGAGTCAGGCCATCCGCACCTGGGGTGCCAATGCCACGTTCGTGGACGGGTCCGGCGGATATGGCGCGGGCTGGATCGACCAGTTGCGGGTGCTGGGGCGGGACGTGGTGGACGTGCAGTTCGGGGCTGCGCCGACGGACCCGCAATACAAAAACAAGCGCACCGAAATGTATTTCAAGGCCGTGCAGTGGGTGCGTGCCGGTGGGTGCCTCCCGGACATCCCCGAGCTGGTGGCAGACCTGAGCGAGCCGACGTACACGTTTCAGGGTGACCGGCTGCTGCTGGAGCCGAAAGACCAGTTGAAGGCGCGGCTGGGCCGGTCGCCGGACTGGGGCGACGCGTTCGCGCTGACGTTCGCGGCCGACGTGGCGCCGCCGTCGGTGGACTTCGGGCCGGTGGCCGAGCGGTCGGAATCCCTGCGCTACAACCCGTTGCGTCGGAGGTGAGGCGCAGATACGTCTGGGGGCTATGTGTAACCCAGCGTTTCTCGCCGCGTTCTCTGCGGCTGGTTCCGGGACCGCAGGCGGGGCGACGGCCGGCGGCGTAGCTAGCGGGCTCGGCAGTGCTGCGGCGGGTGGCGCTGCTGGTAGCGCGGCTGGGGCCGGCGCTGCTGCTGGCACGGCTGCTGGTGCTGGGGCGGCGTCCGCCGGCAGCTTGGCCGCTGGCACGGTTGGCGCGGTGACGCCGGGCGCCATTGGAACTGGCGCGGGCGCGGCTGCCGCGAAGACTGTCGGCAGCATTGCCGCTGGTGTCGGCAAGGCGGCGGGGACCGGCGCCGGTATTGGCAGCAAGGTCGCGAACACACTGATCGGGCTGGCCGGCGCTGCCGCGCCACTGGCGTTCCGCCCCAGCGTCCCGAAGATGCCCGGGCTGGCAAAGGAGCCGTCAGGCGAGGAGCGCGCCCGTCAGGCCCGGCTCGCGGCTCGACTCAAGGGCGGCGGCCGTAGCTCGACGCTGCTGACCGGCGCGGGCGGCGCCCCGACCCCGACGGGCGGGCAAAAGGCGGCGTTCGGTCTGTGACGGAGCTGTCCGCCGAGCGCCGCAACCAGTTACAGCGCACGGTCAAGGCGCTGGAAACCGACCGCTCCCATTGGGAGCAGTTGTTTCGCGACCTGGAAGAAAACTTTTCCCCCCGCCGGTCGCGGTGGGAGCCGTCCGACACGCCGGCAGCGGCCAAGGTCACGGCCAACGACGGGATCTATGACGGCGCCCCGCTGTACGCGATCCGCGTCCTGAAGTCGGGAATGATGGGCGGGCACACCAGCCCGTCCCGCCCGTGGTTCCGCCTGATTACCCCCGATTCCGATCTCATGCAGTTCGGGCCGGTGCGGGAGTGGCTGTATACCGTCGAGCAGCGAATGCGGACGGTGTTCGCCCGATCGAACCTCTACAACGCGCTGCCGGTGTTCTACGGCGACCTCGCCGTGTACGGCACGGCAGCGGTTGGGATCTACGGCGACCGGCAGGACGTGGTGCGTGCATACCCCTACGTCATGGGGTCGTACTACGCCGGCAACGGCGCGCGGCTGACGATCAATCGGTTCTCGCGGAAATGGCGCACGACGGTAGCCAACGCTGCCGAGCAGTTCGGCGTGGAGGCGCTGTCGACCTCGGCCAAGCGCAGCCTGGAGACAAACAACTGGGCTAACCCCGTGGACCTTTGCCACGTCATCCAGCCCAACCCCGAGGCCAACCCCCGGTTTGCCGACGCGCGCTCGATGGCCTACGAGTCGGTGTATTGGGAAAAGGGATTCCCCGACGGGAAGATCCTGCGGCGCGAGGGGTTCCGCGAATTGCCGATCCTCGTGGCCCGCTGGGAGTCCGTGGGCGAGGACAGCTACGGCGTCAGCCCGTGCATGGACGCGCTGGGCGACGCCAAGCAGTTGCAGTTTGAGACGCTGCGCGCCGCGCAGATGATCGACAAGCTGTCTGAGCCGCCGTGGAACGTCCCGTCCACGCTCCAGAACCGGCCCAAGTCCACCCTGCCTGGCGGGTTCAACTACGTCACCGACCCGTCCAACGGCATCCGGCCGCTGTACGAGATCAACCCGGCGGCGGTGCAGATCCTGAACGAAACCCGCATTGACCTGCGGAACCGGATCAATCAGGCGCTGTACGTCGATATGTTCTTGATGCTGGCGCAGTCCGACCGCCGGCAGATCACGGCCCGCGAGGTGGAGGAACGGCACGCCGAGAAGCTCATGCTGATCGGCCCCGTGCTGGAGCGGCTGTCCGACGAACTGCTGGACCCCCTCATTGACCGCGTTTTCAGGCTGATGCTGGAAGCCGGCGAGATCCCGCCGTGGCCCGAGGAACTGGAAGCCTCGCCGCTGAAGATCGAATACATCTCGATTCTCGCGCAGGCGCAGAAGGCCGTGGCGCGGTCGAGCATCGAGTCCGTGGCCGGTTTCGCGGCGAGCCTCGCTCAGCTTAACCCCGAGGTGCTGGACAAGCTCGACACTGACCAGGCCATCGACGAATACAGCGAGATGCTGGGCGCGCCGCCGACCATCGTGCGCAGCGACGAGGCCGTGGCCGCGATCCGTCGCAACCGGGCGCAGCAGGCGCAGGCCGCGCAGATGGCGCAGATGGCCGACCAGATGGCCGGCGCCGCACAGAAGCTCGGCAACACCCCGATGGGGCAGGACTCGGCCCTTGACCGGATGACGGGCTGATGTGGTCCCCGAGCGCGCGGCCCGACGGCGGTGCCGATGCCCTGCGCGCGGCGCAGCTCAATGCCGACCTCGGGGCGGTACTTGCGCAACCCGAAGGGCGCAGATACGTCTTGTCGCTGTTGGACCGTTGTGGCGTTTTCAGGAGCGTCTACGCGCCGGGGAGCATGGAGTACCTAGAGGGCCGCCGAACCGTTGGGCTGGAGATTCTCCAGGACATCGAGCGCGTAGGCCCCGCGTGGGTGATTCAGGTGCTGACCGAGGCGATGAACGCGGAAACCGATGACCGAGACGACTGAGACAACCGAGACGACGACCGAGGTGGCTGCGACCCCGGGGGCCCCCGCATCTGTGGTGGCGACGCCGGAGCCGGAAATCACCTACGACCTGAAGTTTGCCGATGCGCTGGCGCCGAGTGCGGATCTGGTGACTGCGTTCACCGAGACGTTCAAGGCCCACAAGCTGGCGCCCGAGGCTGCTCAGGCCGTGGTGGATGTGCTGCCGAAGGGCCTTGAGGCCGCGCAGGCTGTGTTTCAGCAGTCGCTGGAACAGCAGCACGCCGAGCAGATCAAGGCATGGGAGGCTGCGGCGCGCGCTGACCCCGAGATGGGCGGCGCGAAGTTCGACGCCACGCTGGCCGACGCGCAGACCGCGCTTGGCCGGTTTGGCGACGACGACCTGCGGGCTGTCCTGTCGTCCACGGGGATCGGATCGCACCCGGCGGTTATCCGCCTGTTCGCCCGGATCAACAAGGAAATCTCCGAGGGTGGGCACGTTGCAGGCGGGCAGACGCCGGCCGCACCGAAGTCCGTCGCGGAGTCTTGGTACACCCATCCGACCAGCAAGAAGCTGCTGAAGTTCGGTTAAGGAGCAACTGAAATGGCTACTTTCGGCGCGAACGTCGTCACGCTCGCTGACCTGAAGACCGGCATGGACCCGAACGGGGCGCCGGCGCAGGTGATCGAGATCCTGAACGAGACGAACCAGATTCTGGAGGACATGAGCTGGCTGGAGGGCAACTTGCCCACCGGCCACCAGCACAGTGTCCGCACCGGCCTGCCGACCCCGGCGTGGCGCCTGCTCAACTACGGCGTCCCGCAGTCCAAGGGCACCCAGGTTCAGGTGACCGATGCGTGCGGGATGCTGGAGTCCTACAGCGAGGTGGACAAGAAGCTGCTGGGCCTGAACGGCCATAACGCCGGCTGGCGGCTCCAGCAGGATCGGCCCTTCGTGGAGGCGTTCGGCCAGACCCTGGCGGACACGATTTTCTACGGCAACACGGCGCTGACGCCGGAGCGGTTCCTGGGCCTCGCGCCCCGGTTCGCCGCGACCTCGGCGGGCACCGGCCAGAACATCGTGAAGGCCGATTCTGGCGCCTCGGGCGCGACCCAGACCTCGATCTGGCTGATCGGCTGGTCGAACACGACCGTTCACGGGATCTACCCGAAGGGCAGCAAGGCGGGCCTGAACGTGGAGGATCTTGGCGAGGACACCAAGGTGGACTCGAACGGCCTCATGTACCAGGTGCTGCGGACGCACTTCTCGTGGGACTGCGGCCTCGCGGTGCCGGATTGGCGCTACATCGTCCGCATCTGCAACATCGACATCGACAACCTGACCAAGACGGGCTCGACGGGTTCCGACCTGATCGATGCCATGTCGCAGGCCCTTGAGATCATCGAGAGCCTTCAGGGCGTCCGTCCGGTGTTCTACGCCAACCGGAAGGTGCGCAGCTTCCTGCGCCGGCAGATCGCCAACAAGGTCGTGAACTCGACGCTGACGATGGATACCGTCGCCGGCAAGCGGGTCATGGCCTTTGACGAGGTGCCGGTGAAGCGTTGCGACGCCATCCTCAACACGGAGGCCGTGGTGTCGTAAGACCCCGGATCAGCAGACATGATTATCGACCATCTGAATCGTTTCTCCGCCGAGCAGGCGGTGACCTCGACGGCGATCTCGTCCAACGTGATCGACCTGGGCGCGACCAATACGCTGAGGGACATCGGCAACGGCCGGCAGCCGCTGTATCTGGTGGTGCAGACCATCGCTGCGGCGACCGACTCGGGCAGCGACGCCACGCTGACCGTCACGCTGGAGTCGGACAGCACCGAGAACCTCGCCACGTCGGCCACCGTGCATTTCAGCACGGGTGCGCTGGCGTTCGCGACGTTCTCGCCGGCCGGCACCACGCTGGCGGTGGTGGCGCTGCCCATCGGTAACTACGAGCGTTACCTGGGCGTGCGGTACACCGTTGCCTCGGGTCCGCTGACGGCAGGCACGTTCAATGCCTTCCTGACGCCGGACCCGCAGGCGTGGCGCGCCTATCTCCAGGGCAGCAGCGTCTGAGCCTAACGCCGGGGGCGGGGTAACAGCCGCCCCCGGCTTTCTCTGAGGTGAGCATGGACGAAGAGCCGATTACCTTGGCGGACGTGGGCAAGCCCGGTCTTGGCAACAAGCGGGCGCCCGGTTACGAGATCCCCGAGTTCAAGGAGCCGGCCACGGCCCCGCTGTATCGGGTGAAGTTCCGCACGTTCATCCACAACCGGCTGTATGAGCCCGGCGAGACGCTGCGGTACGCCGACAAGCCCGGCCCTGCGCTGGAACTGGTGACCGACGAGCCGCACCCGGCCGAGCCCGTGCAGAAGCGCGGTCCCGGTCGGCCGAGGATCGACAAGTCCGTGATCTGATGTGGCATCCGTTACCGACATCTGCAACCTCGCGCTGGGGCGGATCGGCCACGGCACGCTGCTGACCGAATACAGCAGCGACCAGTCCAAGGCCGGGCGGTACTGCCGGCAGAACTATCCACTGGTCCGTGACCGGCTGATCGAGTCAGTCGGCATCGACAGTTTCCAGCGCATCGTGGTGCTGGTCCTCGCAAGCGGTTCGATCCCTGGGTGGACGTACCTGTACGCCATGCCCGAGGGGGCGCTGTTTGTGGAGGCGGTGTGCGACGAAGGCGGTGCGCGGGCGTGGGGCCGGCGCAGCGTGTTCTCGCCGCGCATGGAGTCGCAGGAGTCTGACCCGTTCCGGCTGTTCTACAACGGGTCTGACCCCGTGATCGCTACCGACGTAGCCAATGCGTATGCCGTGGTGCGGGTGCGGGTGGAGAACACGACGCACTACCCGCCGGCTTTCGTGTCTGCCTTGGCGTGGGAACTGGCGATGGAGCTAGCCGGGCCGCTGGAGGTGGATGCCGACCTGCAAAAGATGGCGACGCAGATGGCGTATCAGGCGCGGGCCGAGGCGGCGGCCACGAGCCGCAACCAATCGCTGGATGACCGCCAGCCGCTGAGTCCTGCCCTGCGCGCTCGGGGGTAGCCCGTGGCGCGAGTCCTCCAGCCCACCATGACGCGCGGCGAGATCACGCCGCAGCTTCATGCCCGCACCGACCTGGCGCTGTACCAGTCCGCTCTGAAGGCGTGCGTGGGGTTCATCCCGCGCCGCGAGGGCGGGGTGATGTCGCGCCCCGGCACGCGGTTCGTGGCGAAGTCCGGCGACACGGTTACGAGCCGGCTGATTCGGTTTGTGTGGTCGCGGGACCAGTCCTATCTGGTCGAGTTCGGGGTCGGCAAGGCGTGGTTTATCACCAACGGCGCTCGGCTGACGGTCGGCGAGCCGGTTGCCGACATCACGGCGGTGACCAGCGCGACCGAGAACGGCATTGCGGCGGTGTCCGTGTCGGCGGCGTTCTTCACGGTGCAGACCTACATCCCGCACGGCTGGGCGACGGGCCAGCGGGTGCGGATCTACGGGGTGACGGGCACCGGCGAGATTGACGCGATCAACACGGAACACGTCATCGAGGTGACGGGCGCCAGCCTGTTCCGTGTTCCCCGTGGAACATCGGGCGCGGCGGCGTGGCTGTCTTCGACGACGGGCCGCGTGGCGGCGTTCGTGGAGATCACGACCCCGTACACGGCGGCTGACCTGCCTAACCTGCGCACGGCGCAGCAGGGCGACGTGATGACGGTGGTTTCGGGCGCGCACCCCGTCTACGAGCTGCGGCGGACCTCGGCGCGTTCGTTCTCGTTCGTGGCGCCGGACTACAGCACGGGGCCGTTCCAGCGCGAGAACCGCGACGAGGGGCTGAAGATCCACGCCAGCGCGGAAACGGGCGCGGTGACTCTGACGGCCAACCGCGCGTATTTCACCGCCGACATGGTGGGGATGCTGATGCGCCTGGACGCGCGCAGCCGGGACGAGCCCGTGTGGGAGCCCACGCTGGCGGTGAGCATTGGCAACATCCGCCGCTACGAGGAAAACACCTACCTCTGCACGGCGAGCCCGGCGGGCGTGAACAGCGGCACGACGCCGCCCACGCACACGTTCGGGCGCCAGCAGGACGGGAGCAGCAGCGCCAGCAAGGAGTGGCTGTACCTGCACTCGGGCTGGGGCGTGGTGCGGATCACGGGCTTTACGTCGTCCACCAGCGTGTCCGCCTCGGTGGTCAGCCGGCTGCCCGCTCAGGTGGTGGGCGGGGCGACGACGGCGGCCGGCCCGCAGGCTTATGTGGGCGACGGCACCACGCGGACGTTCGCGATTGCGTGGGCGACGAGTTCGGACCCCGCGAAGTACGAGGCCCTGCTGGATGGCGTCATGCAGGCCACCAATGCGTATGCCGTCGATCCCGTGGGCAACACGATCACGTTTAACGATGCCCCTGCCTCGGGTGTGGCGATCAGCATCCGGCAGTTGGACGCTGACAACCGCACGGACCTGTGGCGGCTGGGTGCCTGGGGCGGGGATCAGGGCTACCCCAAGAGCGTGACGTTCCTCGGCGATCGGCTGATTTTCGGCGGGACGCTGGGTGACCCGCAGCGGTTCGACGCCACGCGGGTGGGGGAATACGACGAGTTCGACCCCAGCGTGCCGCTGGTGGATTCGGACCCGATCAGTTCCCGGCTGGCCGGGCTTGAGTCGTCCCCGATTACCGACCTGACGACGGTGGGGGATCTGTTTGCCCTGACTGGTGGCGGCGTGTACCGCATCTCGGCGGGCGGGGCGGCCTTCACGCCGTCGAACATTGACAGCCGCCTGCACCACGCTTGGGGCGCGGCGGACGTTCCCACGGCCACGGTGGGCAAGGCGGCGCTGTACGTCCAGCGGGGCAGCCGGGCGATCCGCGAGCTGGCGCAGTTGGACGACCAGACGTTTGAGGGCGCCGAGTTGACCGTGGCGGCCGGGCACCTGTTCGTGGGCGGGAAGCGCATCGTGGCGATGGCCTACGCCGACCAGCCGTATGGGCTGCTCTGGGTGGTGCGCAGCGACGGCCTGTTTCTGTCCCTGACCTATCTGCGCGAGCAGGAGGTGCTGGGCTGGGCGCGGCAACCGACCGACGGCCTGGTCAAGGATGTCTGCGTGGTCCCCGAGGGCGAGGACGACGTGGTGTACCTGACCGTAGCCCGGACGATCAACGGGCAGTCCGTGCGGTACATCGAGAAGGTCACCGAGCGCGAGCCGGCGGACGTTCGGGACATCGTGTGCGTCGATTGCTCGCTGACCTACAACGGGCGCGGGACTGGGACGGTCACGCTGTCCGATACGTTCGGCGTCCTGTCGGTGACGGCATCCGCTGCGGCGTTTGCGCCGACCGACGTGGGGCGCGACCTGTGGGTGACGGTGGGCAGCGGGCTGAAAAAGTTCACGGTCACTGCGTACTCGTCCCCGACCGTCGTGGCGGTATCGACGCTGGTGGGCAGCATCCTCAGTTCCGACTACGGCGTGCCGTCGAGCGATTGGGGCTTTCCTGTCACGCGGATCGGCGGGCTGTCGCACCTCATCGGGCGGGCGGTGGTGACTCAGGTGGACGGCCGGCCGGGGGCTACTGGAACGGTCGCGGCGGACGGAACCATTGCCCTTGGCGAGCCGGCGCTGCTGGTCCACGTCGGGCTTGAATACCAGTCTTACATCGAGACGCTGCCGGTGAACTTCGCCGGCCAGACGACGGTGCGCACGCGGGCGAAGGCGATTCCCAAGGTGGCGATCCTCGTCACCGAGAGCCGGATGGCGTCCGCT